AGATTTGCTCTGTAAGAATCTGATATAGAAATAACATCGCCGGGACGAACATAAGTGCCTTCTAGGCCAGCGGTAAATGAAACTGTTTCTGTTTCTAGGTTTTCAGTGGCGAGCATCCACTTGCCAAGGCGCAGTGCTTGGCCTCTGCTTGTACAGCCAAAAGCTGTTACTTCAGTTTCTCGTATCCCATTTTTTCTTATTCCGTCTACATCTTCAATATATTCAATTGCTGGCTTATAGAAGTTAGTTTTGTCATTATATCTTACTATTGCTATATTGTTTCTTATTTTCCTGCTTGTACTGCTATAGCTAAATACTCCATCTCGTACGTTGGCGTTTGTGAATTGATAGATAGGATTTTTTGGTGCGTCTTGAATTGCATAAATTTGCCCAGCAGCATAATAACTTAGTCCGCGAAAAACACTTGTCATATCTTGGACAACTTTAAATGCGTCTTCACGACTTTGAATAAGAGTGTTGCAAGTAAACCTTGGTTCTAGACCGCCTTTTCCTAAACCATCATAAACTAGCGTGTCACAGTATTGACCAACTTCATACAAACTCCATTTATCTAAGCCTTGCTCCTCTATATATTTACCAAGGCCATATCTTGGGTTTGTAATTAGATCGTAATAACACCAAGCTGGATTGTTTGTCCAGTATTTTCCTATCTCTCGCGCTACCCCACCTGATGTATCAATTCCCGGTGTTCCGGGGCCAGTTGAAAAGGGGCCTACTGATTCTGTGGAAAACGTTCCATCCCACATACCATGATAGGTTCTTGTTATTGGGTCGTAATTGCTTGGTATTTTTATTCTTAAAAGCCGAACGTCAAATGCTCTTGCTGGAAGTGATGAAAAATATTCTGCGCTAAATGATGAACAAATAACAGCAGAATTAGGATACGATAACTTTGTTCTATAAACATTTGTAATACTATCTACAAATGTTGTTGATGAGCTATCAGTGGTAGCTGGTTCCGGTGTTGTCTTGTAAATTTTAACCTCCCACCCTAAAAAATTAGGATCATCCATGATATTATCAAAATCAGCCCTCTTACTAAAGTCAATAAAATACTCCTTAATGAAAGGGCTAGTAAGTTTCCCTGAGAAGCTTCCTCCTAATGCATTTGCTGCGGTGACGTTGGAGCTTACTCCTTGCCCATTTGCGCTATTAAAATTTTCTTCTGAATTATTAAATAAAGCCCGTGTTTCTACCGCCATATTAACGGTGTTATCTTCAAGGTCTCCAGTCTCTTTATTAATTGTGTTAAGTGATGTTATTTTGAGATTGACCTTAAGAGCAAAACAATCGGTGTTAAGTATTCTATATATTTTTTTGAAGTATTGTGCGTCATCTGGAATTTCACTTGCACCCTTTGTCGGCCCACGAAGTCTCTCGTTGATTCCCCTGACTTCTTCAAGGTATTCAAAAAGTTGATCATCTGGTTCATCTATTCTAGTAAGGGGGTCCGTTGATCCTTTTTTCGTACCAAAAGACTCCTTCATATTGACATCTTGAAAATTATAATTTCCTTGATCATCAATAACTGGTATATTGTTCCAATAGACGGACGAAAGTGGGTCTTTAGTTTCTCTTATTGAGGCGGAAGAATAACCTATATTCCCGAGGGTTCCAACAAATGAGTATTCTTTTGTTACTAACCCGTCAATTTCTCCCTCGGCAATCAAGTCAACGATCTGAGCTTCAGAAAGAGAGTTCATTCTTTCGTCTCCTGAAATTATTCCTGCTATAGTTGTTGCCATAATATTTTATTATTTTATCTAATTTGTTAAAACACCACTAACGGGCTCTATAAGTCCCTATCTCTGCAATTGTCATTTGACGAACGCTCCTTGATGACTGTATTATCTGCGAGCCGCACAAAAGCCTTCCGTAACCGAGTGGCACTGGAACTCCTTCTCTTTGGGAATTTACTGGTCCATTAAAAAGATAAGACTGCGATTTTTTCACGTCTCCAATTTCTGGAGGACCCGGCATCTCCGGTGATTTTGACATTAACATTGAGACACCGACAGTCAGTAGTCCAACGCCAGCAGAGATCATCGCGTAACCTAGGTAAACAAGCGGGGGTGAAAACATGCTACCCCCGGCGGCCACCAACGCCATCCCCACGACGATAAGAACTATAGCAACGACAATCAGAACAGCAGCCATAAAATCACTCCCACTGCCCTCTAACACTGGGACGACATCTAGAGTCTTAATCCTTTGGTGCATAACTAATTCTGAACTATCTATAGTTGATAAATCCTCCACATCTATCCCAGAAACATCAATTGGCTTATTATTTACTTTGATTTTATATCTAAGTTTCTTGTTTAAATCTTGCAAAAAGATTTCCTGTAATTTTCTTTTTGACAAGATATTAACTGCTCGAAATGCTTCTCGGATATTATTTATTGATACATTCCAAGATTTTTTCTTCAGCCTTTTACCGAGGCTTCCATGAAATCTAACTTTTGTTATTTCGGTCATCGTGTTTTTAGCTTGGTCTGTAAGTCCCCAACTCCGATGATTTCATTTGGCGAACATTTAAAGATACTTGTATTGTTTGCGATCCGCACAAAAGTCTTCCGTAACCGAGTGGTACTGGACCTCCCTCGTTAGAGGAATTTACTGGTCCACTAAAAAGATAAGATGGTGCATTTGCTGTCTCTATGTTTCTGAAGTCATCAAATTTTGGTGGCTTTGCCATTAGTATTGATACACCCCCCGCTAATAACGCGACACCCGCTGAGATCATCATCGGTCCTAGTATTGGATTGCCCGGTGTCAAATAGATCCCAGCAACGATAAGTATGATGGCAACCATGACCATAATATAACCCTTAGCATCATCTCCACTACCTTCTAAAACTGGTATAATATCTATTTTTTTAATTTTTCTTTTTAGGCAAAGCTCTGTATCACCAATAGTAGCTAAATTTTCATAATCAATTCCAGAAGTCTCTACTGGTTTATCGTCTACTTTGATTTGGTATTTTAATTTCTTTTCACTATCTTTAATCATCATTTTGATTAATTTCTTTCCCGAAAGAATATTAACCGCGTGTAACGCTTCTTGGACACTCCCTATTGATAAATTCCAGACCTTTCTCCTCAACCTTTTGCCGAGGTTTCCATGAAATCTAACCTTAACTTTATTTACCTCTTCTTTCATTTTATAGAAGTTTTTTGTGTCTAATGATCTTTGTCACGAATCTTAAATGACGGCTCGTAAAAGGGGAAAGTTCAGAAACCCTATTGAATGGTTGGTGCATCATAGTTTGACTGCCAACATACATAGCCATATGACATGAAAAAGTAGGTGCAAATTTATTTACGTTTTTGAACAAAAGAACATCATACATTTTAATGTCTTCATATTCCACCTCTTCAAATCCCTCATCTTTAAAATACGCATCGAAAGGACTTTCTTTTTCACTTTTCCAATTTTCTTCATTAAAGAAATCAAAAACAGTATAATCATAGTGTTTGATGTGTATATCTAATTCATCTTTATAGAAATCCGTTAGCAAGGTATAGCAGTCGGTAATCCCTGCGACGTAATCTCTTTCTAAATATTTATTAAGATAGTTGTTGGAAGAAGAAAGTAAAAATTTATTTTTATGAAGGAGATATAGAATAACTTCAAGCCCATGACCCTCATTTACTAAATCTAGTGGTGTAAAATTATCGCAATGAGATTCTTTTGGGTGAGAGTGATAAACAGCCTCTATGTCCCCAAGCTCAGACGCGCTTAAGTAATCTTCAGCTGATATCCTATAATTATCTTCTTTATCATTACTTACATTTTCACAAGGAAAAACTGTTGGTTTATTTCTTTCATTCTTGACAATTAAGCCACAACATTCAAATGGGGCTTCTTTGAGAGATTGCTCCTTTATTGCTGTCCTGATTTTTTTGTTTAATAAAATCACGCTAACTTCTTTTTGTTACCCCCGGAAAACCGCCAAATGGAAGATAGTTATTTCTAGAGCTCCAAACCCCTCCGGGCGAGCCCTGTCCCCATCTAAGATTACACGCGTCAAGTGTCTTGCTACACTGATCAGCAAGCCAGTAAGTCGAGTTTGGGGGGGGAACATTTTTAGGAGCCCCATCAGTTTTTGCTATAAAGTAATAGTTTACCTTTTTTACGGTTATATAAACTATTGAGCCAGCTAGATAATCTTTATTTTGTTCCCAAAGACTTGCGGTGATTGTATCTGCGTTATTATATGGATCATAACCCGCAACAAGATTATCTTTTGAAAACTGCTGATTCCCTTCTGTGGCCATAGGCGGGGCGTAAGTTGGCAATTCAGCATCATCATGTATTCCAAAACCTTGGGATTCCGCGAGTGCTTTATTTTCATAGCAGCAACCCTCTCCCCTATATGTCCAAGGGCATCTTCTGGCATTTAAAATTCTTTGTGGAATTTTAAGTTTTTCATAGTTGATAAATGAAGCAAGTTCCAATGTCATCATCGTGTTTGTTTCGAGGCTCTTTCTGTCAACAAAATAAACATCAGGCGGAAAAAACGCATAAGGGTCTGGATCAGATTCAGCTTTAAGTATTTTATCTGTTTGGTCACTCCAATTTGAAGCATCTAAAAATTTTGCAAAAGTTCTAATTCTGGTGACCCTTGCCCCCACAAGGTCGTCTAAATCTTTCATTAAAGATTTTAGAATTTTAAATTCTGGGACACCATCATCTTTTACTGCCATAGAGAGCTTCGGGGTAGCAGCTGTCCCTTTTGAATTCGATTCATACCCTGCAGAAGCCACTGGCATTGCTATATATGTATTACCTTGGAATACAATATTAGTCGAAGTCATTGTAAGGTTATTATGAAATCTAAAAATATTATGCTGCTTAAGATTTACATTAAAGCTATTGTCTGATTTAAGTGTTTTTTCTAGCTTATCTCCTATAAGAATATCACTAACATCAATTTCAAATAACTCTATTAAGGTTGAGGGTTCTAATTTGCTTGCTTCATTTTGTACTTTTTGAGACGATGTTTTAGCTTGAGATTTAGACATCTCAACGCTCCCCGCTCTGAAATCACCATTCGGGCCTTGCTTTTTAAACTCTGAATTTTCAGCCATCTTGAATTAGGGGACTTGGTTAAACGTGGCAGTTACAGTATAATTATCATAAAATACATAATTTGTACTAAATGATTTACATATGAATTTATTAGCAGTGGCGAATGGGGCCGGTGGGGTAAAAACAAAAGATTCCGCGCCTTTTCTTTCACTTAAGAAATGGTTGATCGAAGTAGTTTCTACAGAGCTTCTTTTTTGAAAAGTTAAGCTTAAACTTAATAAATCATTATTAATCCCATCTTTAATTCTTTGCTCATAACCGTCTCCAAATTTTACCGATAAAACCTTTGGCTGTATTTTTGTGGATTGATTATAAGAGGGGTCCCAA